CTTTCTACAAATATTGTAGAGACTTTGTGGACAAGACCCGTCGTGATGACGGCTCTCTACCTCCTTCTGATCTTACGATCACTACGGAAGAAGTAACTGTACCTGTGCTATATATGCGTGAATGGGACTGGAGTTCGAAGTATGTCAAAACACTTCTTGACTCAGTACCAATGACGTATCCTTCTTTGAACCAAGCTGCTCCACAAGGTAACTGGAGTACTATTGAGATGTCGGACTCTTGGTATGTAGCTAAGCTACTATCAGAGTCGAATCCTTTCAACTACTCCGTTTCAGTACCTATCATGGTAACTGAACTTGTGGAAGCCACTTCTCTCCTGATGCTTGCCCAGGCAAATTTTCTGTCTTTGGGTGGTTCTGCCTATCTGAACTTTCAGTTTGGCTATCAACCTCTCATTGCAGATATTAAACTCCTGTACAACATCACTAGTACTATTGAGTCCAAAGTCTTGGATTTCAATCGACTAGTAAAGAAAGGTGGTCTTCGTGTAAAGCGCTTTCTAGGTCGTCAAACGTATACCTCTCCGATGATTGGCCCTTCAACAGGCTGGTCAACGTATGGCAAAACGTTTCGATATACCTATCAGCCTACATATACCTCAAAGGTTTGGGGTACGTGTAGGTGGCGCCCTAATCGACTAACCGAGATAGAGATCAGCAAACTTCAGTCTGTTAATACAGCCCTGAAGTATGCCCTCGATCTTGGTCGTCCAGATGCCTCCACTATTTGGGAAATGATTCCTTTTAGCTGGCTAGTTGATTACTTCGTCAATATTGGCGATGTTCTCACTGCCTTGGAGAAATCCGACGTAGTCGAGCCTTATGATATTTGCATCATGAGGACACGGACAGCTGATGCCCAGATGTCTCTTGTCTCCGCCAGCTGGCATAATGCCAGGGACGGATCTTGGGACTATACAACTAGGTTCTCGGGGGGTCGCCTTAAAGCAGTTCATAAACTGCGTAAGGCCCTCCCGACACCATCTGGATATCTTTCCTTGCTCGGCTTTGGCATTCTATCGAATGCTCAAGCCACCAACCTAATCGCTCTTGTCTTGTCCCTTAATCGGTTCAGACACTAACGGCGCTAAGACCGTGAGCGACAACCCAACTATTTGTGTGTGAAAGGATCAGCATAATGCTTACCTCCCCCCTTGCCATTACGATCGGTGCCCAGGCCTACAGCTTGAAGCTGAAGAACCAGGACAACTTTGGATCGGTCTACATGGATAACACCACTGTGGCCGGTACTGAAGTACGTCTCGACATTAAGCATGCCTATGAAGGCAAGCCAAAGTCGACCGTTACCGCAGCGGGCCTTGCTCAAACTCAGTTTGAGCGTCATATCCTTGACCTGAAAGTCACGGTAACTGACGCCAATGGGTTCCAGAAGGTTACGCAGTCCTACACTCACGTACGCAATTTGCGTGGCGCGACTGTTGGTGCCGTCGGCGATGTGGCTCAAGGCCTTGCGGCCTTTGTTACCACGAACGCTGACGCGATCGTAGCGTGGGAAAGCTGATAAGGCTTAACCCAGCGATTATAAGCGCAAGACGGAGCTAGCTCTAGTAACCACATGAACCCATGAAAGGGTACACTATGGAGAATAGACTAGTTCACATGCTAGAGGGTTACCTTACCGCAATCTTCAATGATCTGCGGTTTGGTTATGGTAGTAAGACCCATGATTGGGAGCGTGATTACAAACGCTCTCTTCATGAGCTAGGAGTTCGTGGTATGCGTATGCTTACCATTGACTTCCCAGCTGCTCGTAAGCACTTTGATAAGTGCCTAGACGTCGGCTTGTACACTCCTGGTGGCTGCTTTCTCTCGAAAGTAGTTAGCAAGAGGGTGAAGGTACCTGCATTCCTGCGGGTTCTCTACCTACAAGTCTTCGATATGAGCGGTGTGCTTAGGCAAGAGCCTTGTGTTAACGCTATCGCGGATATTCGTCAGTTTTACGATGTTTTCGCGAAACTGAAGGATAAATGTGATGACAAGTACACAAGGGAAGCAGTCCTTGAATTCGTCAAGAACGATCAAGAACTCAGGGAGCCCACCCTTCATTGGCATTCAGATGATTTATCTCTGGACGCTATCAATGTCGGTGGTCTTTCTCTCGCTGATGGCTATATTGACCATCATCGGGATCAGTATGCATTTGAACTCGCAGGAGAAGACGGGAGGGAAACCAACCGACTTACCAACTACGAGATCCGCACCCTTCACAGGGTATGGGATATCATTGCATCCTCTCTCGGGGACTTCCACGAGGAAGCTGAAAGCTTCGAGGTGGGAGACCTGCTACCTAAGCATGGGCCCGGACGGGTATCGAACTTACGGAAAGACCAGAGTAAGTTTACTTTCTCTGACTGGCCGTCGAAACTCGAACGGGTTTTTCCATACGATAGATACGGAGTTATCAATCTTAGATATACTCCCGTTCTGGATGACTCCTCTCGATGGCCCCTCAACAGGGAATCTCCATCGAAGCTTATCGCCGTACCTAAAACAGCAACAGGCCCGCGCCTTATCGGCTCGGAGCCTAATTACCATGTGTGGGTACAGCAGCTGGTACGAATCCAGCTTGAAGCCGCCGTACGAAAGACTGTTCTTCGAAACTGTATCTCCTTTGGAGATCAGGCCCCGAATGGACAACTTGCGCTACGGGGATCCCACGATGGCTCAATAGCCACCGTAGACCTTAAAAGTGCTTCAGATAGGCTGTCTGCTTGGACTGTAGAACGCGTACTTCGTAGTAACTTAACGCTACTAGAGAGGATACACGCATGCAGAACAAGAACGGTGAGGAATGCCGTGAATACGCAATTCGACACTATGATTGTGAAGAAGTGCTTTACTCAGGGCAACGCTTGCACTTTTCCAGTGCAGACGGTCATCTACTCGATGATCGCGATCGCATGCCAGGTGATATCATCTGGTTCATCGATCTCGTCGTCGGCGTTGACACACGCGTCATTAAATGTGCGTGTGTTCGGAGACGATATTATCGTCCCCGTGGG